ATTTAGCGTGCACGAGAAATCACAGTCCCTCATTCGCAAAGTACTTAACCGGGTTGATAAGGACTTCAATCCCCGACCGGATATGGGATCCGTATTTTTACACGGCAGTTTCAACTCGGTACATTTCGACCCGAAAGAGGATATACTACTCTTGGGGCGGACGCACTCGGTCCTTCGCGAAATCGAGAGAGATCTGATCGATCGACGCATTCCGTATCTGCGGGAATCTGGCCGACCGGGTATGTTCCAGAACAAGTATGCAAAGGGTATACTCGCATTTAAGAAGCTAGAGAATGGAAAGATGCTGCAAGACGGCGAGCGTTCGGCATTGTATAATGTGGCTACCACTGAGACCCGTGTGCTGTTAGACGCTAATGATTATGCATCGATCATAAAGAGGCCATTTTATGTTGCGTTGGATATCCCGTTTCGTGTCATTGATTTTTACCGCGATGTGGATCTTAATGTTACTCCTAGCATTAGGCTATCTACTATTCATGCTTCCAAGGGGCATGAGGCTGATCGAGTAATACTGCTGACCGACATGACCCAGCGGGTGGCAGAGACTGCGGATAAGCATCCAGAGGATGAGATTCGTGTGTTTTATGTAGGAATGACGAGAGCCAAGAATATTTTGGATATCGTCGAGGGTCATAATGGATTTAAACTTAATTAGCGGAGGATTAGCATGAAAAAAGAGTATGATAATACGAATTCAGGGATGCTTGCGCGAAATAAGCGTAAGGAGAAAGATACACACCCTGAATACACCGGGTCAATTAATGTTGACGGCGTGGAATACTGGATGTCTGCGTGGATCAAGACTGGTGGTCCAGGATCGAAGCTTGATGGTGAGAAATTCTTCTCGATCGCGATCACTCGTAAGGACGAGCCACCCAGTGGATCCAAAGGCAAACCCGATCTAAGTGCGAAATTCGATGACCTCCCTTTTAATTAGCCCCTTGTCAGTCATGTCTGGGTGTGATAAAATGCTTAGAATGACAAGGGGAGTTTTAATATGTCGAGAAGATGGAAGGGACCTGTTATTAAGGTCAGTAACCCCAGATTTGAACCCGGGTCCCCTGAACACGAAAAATATAAAGAAAAGCAACGCAATTACTATTATGCCACTGCGGATGAACAAAGAAACAGAGCTAGAGAAAGAGCACACCAAAAAAGAAGAATTAACCAACAATATGTGGTTAATTATTTAGTATCTAAATCATGCGAGCATTGCGGGGTGTCTGACACTAGGGTATTATCATTTGACCACAGACACGATGAAAACAAATTTGCTAACATTGCCGATTTGGTGTCAAGGGGCGCCCCGTTGAATAGACTGATAGAGGAAATCAAGAAATGTGATGTGTTATGCCACAATTGTCACATGATTAAGACTTTTGAACACATTGGCGGTACGTACCACACAAGAGTCAAACCATGCTCAGAGGAAGAATTTCAAAAGATGATAGAGGGGTTATGAATGTATCCGCGCATAGAGAACCCGAAGGTATTAGTGATCGATACGGAAACCACCGGCCTCAAGTGGTGGAAAGACAGCGTTTTTGGGGTTTCGCTGTGTACGGAGGACGAAGGTACATGGTATTTCGATGTTCGGACGGATCCTCGATCTATCGATTGGCTAAATGACCTGATTAAAAACAACCCGCGCACGCTCTGGGTTGGTCATAATTTGAAGTTCGATTACCATTTCCTGCGCGAGGCGGGAGTGGTGCTGCCGGAGGATCGGATCGACTGCACGATGATTCGGGCGGCGCTCATTAACGAACACGAACCCACATATGAACTGGATTTTTTGGCTCGCAAGTATGCTGGTACCCGCAAGGATTCGGAGATATACGACGAAATGGCTGCCCTTTTCGGTGGTCGTGCGACTCGCAATGCTCAGATGCCAAATATATCACGAGCGCCTGAGGATATGGTGGCACGATATGCGAAACAAGATGCGCTCGCGACGATGAAGCTGTATCAGTGGCAGGAGACCCGGATGTCCGAGATCGCCCGGGTACATGATCTGGAGCGGAGGCTCTTTCCTGTTATAATACGGATGGAGGAGGGCGGCGTGCGGGTGGACGTCGATCGGGCCGAGGAGGCCGTCCGGAGGCTCTCCGTTCGCATCGAGCAGGATCACCGGGCCTTGAATACCCTTGCGGGCTTCGAGGTCAACCCGAACCCGTCCGGATCGATCACGAAGTTATTTGAGCCGAAGCTGGGTGAGGATGGTGAGTGGTACTTGAATGACGGCACTCGGGCGGATAAGACCGAGGGAGGGAAAGCATCGATCAATGCGGAATGCTTGCGGCGCATGAAGCACCCGGCGGCAAAGATGATTCTCGACCTGCGCAAAATGTTGAAGACCCGGGATACATTCTTATCTGGTCACATACTTGGACATCATAATGAAGGCGTCATTCACTGTAACTATAACCAGACGAAAAATGATGCGGAGGCCGGAACTGGTACCGGGCGACTCTCAGTTACCAATCCAGCGCTCCAGCAGATCCCTAGTCGTGACCAAGAGATCAAGTCCTTGGTACGTCCTATTTTCCTTCCAGATGAGGGCGCAAGATGGCTTGGAATGGATTGGTCGCAGTTCGAGTTTCGCGTGGCTAACCATTACGGCCAAGTACCGGCCATCATCAAGGCGTACCACGACAACCCGAACCTCGACTTCCACCAACTAGTATCTGACATGACCGGGATCCCCCGGAATGCGCAATACGCGGGTGGACCGTCCTCCAAGGCGATTAATCTGGGTTTGGCATTCAACATGGGTGCCGGTCGTCTCGCACAAGAGATCGGGCTGCCGTGTTCGGAAGAGACGATGGATGACGGGCGTGTGTTCGTAAAACCCGGACCCGAGGCGCTGGCGATCTTCGAGAAATACCATGCCGCCAATCCTGGGATGCGTAACATGCAGCAGAAGGCATCAGCCATTGCTAAGCAGCGGGGCCATGTGATGACCATGATGGGCCGTCATATCCGGTTCCCGGGTGGCCAATTCACCCATAAAGCATCAGGGCTGATCTACCAAGGCACCAGTGCGGATGCTATGAAGGTGAAGCTCATCGAGATCGATCGATATCTGACCGAGAACGACGCGGGCCGGTTGCTGCTGACCGTACATGATGAAGTCGGAATTTCGCTCGAGAAGGATGCGGACCCTGAAGCGATTGCGAAGATTTATACGACGTTTGATGGTGTGCAGTGCGAAATGAAATTCAGAGTGCCGATCACCTGCGACTGGGGAGTCGGTGACAACTGGTACGAGGCGAAAGGATGACACTACGTCACCGGTAGCATTATGTTATAATGTATGTTCTAACGCATAGAGGAGAAGTATGAGAATTGATATGACTATGGATGGCATGTGGGGATCTTGCGGCAAAGGCGGTGTGTCCGGTTGGCTGGCTAAGCGACACGCATACGACACCGTCGTGTGTTCGTATGGCACGCAAGCCGGTCACACCTATAACGACCGTGCTCGTGGCCTGAAAATGATGGTGCAGCAGTTGCCGGTCGGAGTATCGGGTCCATCGGTGAAGACAGTGATGCTCGGCCCGGGATCTCTCATCCACGCGGGCACTCTGCAGCGTGAAATCGACAAATACATGGTCGAGGGCCAACGACTCGTCATTCACGAACACGCGGCGGTGGTGTTGGATGAGCACGCCGATCGCGAGAAATCGATGGGTATGACCAAGATCGGCTCCACCACCAAGGGTGTAGGTGCCGCGATGGTGGATCGCATCATGCGAGATCCAGATTCGAAAGCGGTCGCTCGACTCGGATTCAAGGGTCACCCGCTGGAGCAGTTCGTAGTCGATAAATTCGAGTATGACCAGATTCTCAATCAGTCGCGCCATCTGCTGGTTGAAGGTGCGCAAGGATTCGGACTGTCTCTGTATCACGGTGACTGGCCGTACTGCACGTCACGCGATGTCACACCATGGCAGATCGCCGCTGATTGTGGACTGCCATTCACATGGGCGGCAGCCATCACCGTGTGGATGGTGGTTCGTACGTTCCCGATCCGCGTGAATAACCGCGATGGGTCATCAGGTCCCGCCTATCCGGGGCAAAAGGAAATATCCTGGGGTGATCTGGGACTCGAACCCGAACTCACGACGGTGACCAAGCTCCCTCGTCGAATATTCGAATTCTCAGATATGCAGTACAAGCACGCGATGCTGCATTGCGCAGGGCTTTCTACCAAAGTCGTGCTTACATTCGCGGATTATTGCGGTGAGGATGCGTTGACGAACATCATTCGTCAGATGAACTTGTCTAATTGGGGACCGGATTATTTGTGCTTTGGTCCGGATGATGCAGATATTAGGGAGATTGAATATGCCGATTTTTGAAGCGATTGGTTATAATGACGAGATGAATCCTTTGCCGTGGAGGAAGCATGAAGGCAATCCGGCACTACTCGTGGACGCCAACGGGCTACCGGTTGCAGATTTCGAAACGCGTGATATCTATAAAGGTGTCACCGGATCGTGTGATATCAATGCCGACTTTGCACTACGTGCCGTTTCTGCCTATCATAAAAGGGTTGGTGCGGACATCAAGCAATTGCAGGACCGCATCGTCGATTGGGCTGATAAAAACTTTCCCAATCGTACTACTGCGGATATCTTGCTTAAACTATATGAGGAGCTTGGAGAATACGCACGCGACCCTAAGAGTGCTCCTGAATTCGGAGACATTATGATCTTGCTGCTTGATGTCGCACGTATGAATGATATTGACATTCAAAAAGCGGTTAATGAGAAAATGGACATCAATGAAAAGCGTGAATGGAAGGTGGACGTGAACACGCGAATCATGAGGCACGTATGAAAGCAAATGAATGGGTACGCGCATCGTACACCAAACGATGGACGATAGTAAACACGATCAAACCGCAATCGATCGGCGAACATTCGTTCAACGTAGTGGGGATTGCACTTCGAATAGCAGAAGCGATCAAGTGGAGTGGCCGGTTTCATAATGACCAGATGCTGCAATTGATGACTTGGGCGCTGAATCACGACATCGTTGAAGTGTACACCGGTGACATTCCGACGCCATTCAAACGTGCACTCGAGAAGCACGGTGCGAAGATCCTTGCGGCTGAAGAGGAATTCATGAAGGAATATGGCGGCATGACCAGATTCGCTGAATCTTCTACAATCGGTGTAATCGTGAAACTCGCAGACATACTCGAAGCGATCTGGTTCCTGAAAGATAATGGAATCGGTGACCATGCGAAGCACGTCTTGTCTGGCCTGTACGAGAATATGTACGAAATGATTGATAAATATGAGGAAGAGCACCTGAATCTCGACATTCGATCAGGAATGTACGAAGTACGAAAGGAGCTTGGTATATGAAATGTATTAAGTGTGGCAAGCCCACACACGTACTTATGACTTACAATAACGCCGATAATACGATACGTCGTCGGCGTGAATGCAAAGCGCCAAAGTGTAAATTTCGATTCACTACTCGGGAGAAGCTAGATGACGGACATCAAAAAAACGCTAAATGATCGCGCAGCCAAATATGGTGACTTTCGCTATCACGCACAATTATCGGTAGATCTTAAGAACACGATGCGTACCGGTCGCTCGTGGGATAAACTAGACTCCTACATGCAGGAATCGCT